GAAGGTGTGGGCAAGAAGTTCTTACCGGTCACGGCGGCTGTCACTGGCTTAGGCACAGCAGCGGTGAAGACCGCAGCGGACTTCGACCAGGAGATGAGCAAGGTCGCCGCCATTTCCGGTGCAACTGGCTCTGACTTTGATGCCCTGCGTGAAAAGGCCCGCGAGATGGGTGCCAAGACCAAGTTCTCTGCATCCGAAGCCGCCTCCGCTATGGAGTATATGGCGATGGCCGGCTGGAAGACCGGGGACATGCTGGATGGCATCGAGGGTATCATGAACCTTGCTGCAGCATCCGGTGAGGACTTGGCAACCACCTCGGATATCGTCACGGATGCATTGACAGCCTTTGGCCTGTCTGCTTCGGATTCCGGCCACTTTGCGGATATCCTTGCTGCGGCTTCGTCCAATGCAAACACGAACGTTTCGATGTTGGGCGAGACGTTCAAGTACTGTGCGCCTATCGCCGGTGCGCTGGGCTTCAGCGCAGAGGAGACCGCAGAAGCCATCGGCCTCATGGCAAACAGCGGTATCAAGGCATCGCAGGCTGGTACTTCACTGCGGTCCATCATGAACAACCTTGCCGGTGAAGTGACCTTTGTGGGTAAGAACATCGGTGAGGTCACGATTGCCACCAGCAATGCAGACGGCAGCATGAGAAGCCTGAACGACATTCTTGCAGACTGCCGTGTGGCGTTCTCCGGCTTGACGGAATCCGAAAAGGCTGCCAATGCGGAATCGCTGGTCGGTAAGAACGCCATGTCTGGTTTCCTCGCCCTGATGAATGCCGGCGAGGGCGATATCGAGAAGCTCCGTGGTGCCATTGAAAACTGTGACGGCTCTGCGGAGAGCATGGCCGAAACCATGCAGGACAACTTAAATGGTCAGCTCACCATTCTGAAATCTCAGTTGGAAGAGCTGGCCATTTCTTTTGGAGACCTCCTGATGCCCACCATCCGCAAGATCGTGTCTGCGGTGCAGGCACTCGTGGATAAGCTCAACAGCATGGACGACAGCACCAGAGAGACCATCCTCAAGGTGGCAGCTCTGGCGGCGGCCATCGGTCCACTGCTCATCGTGCTGGGCAAGACCATATCGACAGCGGGCACAGCATTAAAGGGCTTCAGCTCATTGGCAAAGGGCATCCGATTACTGTCCACCCATGTGGGCAGCGCAAGCGGACTGTTCGGCAAGCTCGGTGCGGCTCTTGGCGGCATCTCCGCTCCGGTCATGGCAGTCGTTGCTGTCATCGGTACGCTAGTCGCTGCTTTTATGCATCTTTGGAACACCAATGAAGAGTTCCGCACCGCCATTACGAACATCTGGAACGGCATCGTCGAAAAGGTGCGCGGCTTCTGCGACCAGCTGACCCAGCGGCTCAATGCCCTCGGCTTTGACTTCAAGGACATTGTCGAGGTGCTGAAAGCAGTCTGGGACGGCTTCTGTCAGGTGCTGGCTCCTGTGTTTGAGGGGGCCTTTCAGGTCGTGTCCACGGTGCTGGGTACGGTCCTTGACACGCTGATCGGTCTGTTCGATGTATTCTCCAACCTGTTCCAAGGCAACTGGAGCGGAGCATGGGAGGCAGTCAAGGGCATTTTCTCCGGCATCTGGGAAGGCATCAAGTCTATTTTCTCTACGGTACTGGACACCTTGAAGGGTGTAGCAGATGTGTTCCTCGGCTGGTTCGGTACGGACTGGAATTCGGTCTGGAGGGCATCAAGGGCTTCTTTGAGGGAATCTGGACAGGAATCAGCGATTTCTTCTCCGACATCCTGACGGGAATCCAGACCACTGCGTCCAACATCTGGACTGGCATCTCGGACTTCTTTACTGGGGCATGGACAAGCATTAAGGATTTCTTCGAGGGTATCTGGAACGGCATCGTTTCGTTCTTTACGGGTAAAACCGGGGAGATGGACGAGAATGCACAGTCCACCTTCACCGGGATCTCGGATTTCCTCGGCGGTATCCTGACCGGCTTGCAGACGGTATTCTCTACGGTCTGGGAGGCAATCTCCGGTGTGGTCAGCGGTGTCATGGATGCGATCTCGGCTGTCATCTCGACAGTCATGAGCGTGATCTCCGGCGACTGGTCTACAGCTTGGGAGAACATCAAGTCGGCGGCATCGACTGTGTGGGAGGGGATTTCAGGTGTCATCTCCGGCGCATGGGAGGGAATCTCCTCCTTTGTGTCCGGCGCAGTCACTACGCTCGGCTCCGGGCTTTCGACTGCATGGACGGGCATCCAGACGACTGCCTCGTCTGCATGGGGCGGCATTAAAAGCGCAATTTCGACCGCATGGGACGGAATCCAGTCCGGCGTGACCTCTGCGGTCGATACCGTAGCGACCGGGTTGTCCGGCGCATGGGAAGGCATCCAGTCTACAGCAAGCACAGCGTGGGAGGGCATTAAGTCCGGCATCTCCAGTGCATGGGAGGGCATCTCCGGATTCTTCGGTGGTATCTGGGATGCCATTACCGGAAAGACCAGTGATTCTACCACCCAGATGAAAACGGATACCTCCAATGCATGGTCCGGTGTGGAGGCAGAAGCGCAGATCGCATGGTCGGGTGTGTCTGCCTCCGTATCCACTGCCTGCACCGGCATGGCACAGTCCGTGACGAGCCAGATCGACAGCATCAAGGCATCCGTGTCGGCAGCATGGTCCGGCATTGCATCGGATACCGCTGCGGCATGGAATACGGTCAAGACCAACCTCGCAACTGCATGGACCGGCATCACGACCTCTGTGACTTCCAGCTTGAACAGCGTAAAGACCGCAGTGACAAACGGCTGGACACAGCTTCGTTCTCTGACAGTTTCCAGTTGGTCCGGCATCCAGTCGAGCTTGACAGCAAGCTGGAATTCTATCAAGTCCGCCAGCACAACTGCGGTCAATGCAGTCAAAACGGCGGTCACGGATGGGTGGACAAACCTGCGCACGTTGACAACGTCCAGCTGGAACTCCATCCAGACGGCACTGAACACGAGCTGGAACAGCATCAAGAGTGCGACAACAGCATCGGTCAATGCCGTGAAGACTTCGGTGACGACCGGCTGGACGAACCTGCGCGGTTTGACAACTTCGAGCTGGAGCTCTATCCAGACGGTGCTGAATACGAGCTGGAATAGCATCAAGAGTGCGACAACAGCATCGGTCAACGCTGTCAAGAGCGCGGTCACGGCAGGGTGGAATAACCTCCGCAGCCTGACCAGCAGCAGTTGGTCGAGCATCCAGTCGGTTCTCAGTTCCAGTTGGAACACCATCCGCAGCACGGCAACTTCCGCTGTGAACACGGTAAAGTCCACAGTCTCTTCGGGCTGGAACGGTGTGAAATCCACGACCAGTTCTACTTTCTCCAGTGTGCAGTCGGCGGTGTCCGGCGCGATGTCGAATCTGCGTTCTACGGTATCCTCCGGCGTGTCCAGCATCAAGAGCAGCTTCAACTCACTCAGCTCCATTGCTTCTTCGGCATACAGCTGGGGCAGTGACATCTGCTCCCAGATGGCAGCCGGTGTCCGTGCGGCGGCTGGTTCGGTCGTCCGGGCCGCAGAGAATGTGGCAAGTAAGGTCAGAAGCCTGCTGCACTTCTCTGTGCCTGACACTGGTCCTCTGTCCGATGCGGACGAGTATATGCCGGACTTCATGAAGCTGCTGGCAAGCGGCATCAAGAAGAATCAGAGCAAGGTCATCAAGGCAGTCAAGACCTTGTCCGGCTCCATGAAGACAAACCTGAATACCCCTGTGGGAGATATGGGCGACAAGGTGAAGTCGGTGGTGAGTGGTTTTGCCACAACGATATCCGGCAGTACCACGAGAGTCCGTTCTGCGGCAAGCGGGCTGGCATCCGGCATCCGAACCGGTCTGATGAGCGGGTTGGATGGCATGACGAGTGAGTTTCAGTCTGCGTGGAGTGACCTCGAAAAGATCACCAAGGCTGCTGTCAGCAACATGAGCGATGAGGTCAGACAGGGATTCTCTGACATGAAGACCTCGTTCAGCGAACTGGGTGACCAGACAAGTTCCCTCGGCAATGCGTTCCGGAATCTCGGTGAGACCTTCAACTCGGATTTCCTGAAGGGGCTGGGCGAGGGAATCAGCAAGGTGGGCGATACGGTCAGCACCGTTATGGGCATCGTGGACAAGCTCGGTGCCATGAAAACCACC